CCCACAGGGGGCTCTCTCTATCCGCGAAGTTGCATCCAATTTTGCGGGTTAGGACCATCTCACCATGTCTTTCTCCCATTTACGTACTCGTAGCTTTTCCGACCTTAAGGACGGGCTACTTATACGTGCAGAGGTTGGCGGCGTAGAATTCGATAACTTTGGTACTGGCTGGAAATCCTTTCGGCGTCATGAGTACATCACTGATGTGCTTGGTACTCCGAAAACGCTTCGCGTCAAACCAGTCGACCATGTTAAAGCTCTCTACACCGGTCTACCTTACCAGTCCTTCAAACGTGATCATGGTTTAGATATCATCATCACGTCTCCGGACTCGCTACCGCTTATTGATTTAGCGGTAATTCTGGGATTAGACATGTTCTCCATCCCTCACTCTGAGCGAGTAATAGCCGCCCAAGAAGCGTTTAACGCTTTCTCGGACCGGTTCCCTGCCAAAATCAGCGGTGCTGAGTTTGTTCAGGGGCTTACGGAGCTTTTGGCTTTACTGCCTAAGCTTTCGAATTCTATTACTCAAACGGTCGCTTCGAACTACTTGAATAAGAAGTTTGGTTGGGATAACCTTATTTCCGATCTCAAGCAGTTCACCCTTCTCGCAGGCTCCATACGTGAAAGAATGGAGTTCCTTAAAAGGACCTACGGGAAGCCCACGAAGCTGTATTTTAAGAAGAAGCTTTCAGGCGATAGCCTGCCTGCTTTCTCTTACTATGCAAATCCTTCAAGGACGTGGGGTACGCGACTTATCCTTCGAGACTATTCTTGTGTTTTCTCCGCGGGCGCCACATTGCGCCAGGAAATGAAACACATCGATGATCTCATTGGATGGTTGAGGGCGGTCGTTATTTCCTTAGGTTTTAACAACCTCGCCGAGTCCATTTGGAAGACTTCACGTCTTTCATTTGTCGTCGATTGGTTTGTTAACATCTCAGGAAGTCTGCATCGCCTCGCTGCCATTCAGCCCTCGGATAGATGGGATGTCTATGACATTTCATCCTCCGTAAAGCTGAGTGCAACATTTGAGGTGTGGCAGATCAATGACGATGTCGCAGATTATCCTCCGGGAAATCCGGAGATCTTTCTGGGACATATGACATTGGAACGATATCAGAGATGGGTGGGTCTTCCGCTTGACCTGAGTCTTTTCACCCCGTCAAGCTTATCCCCTGATCAGCTGGTGCTGCTAACAGCTATGATTGGTTCCAAGTAGAACCTTTCCTCTAGCTACTTCTATACGTACACACTTCTGTGTGCGTATTGGTCATAGATAGGAGAAATTTCACGATGCTAACAGCTAACCTTGCCCTTGATGGTTCGACTGGCGTCGAAGCTACCTTCAATCTGCAGACTTATCTGCCTGATGGTGCTCGTCGCATCGATGCTGCCTCTACCCTTGTTGAGCCGAAGACGCTTGTTATCAAGCATTCTTCGTCCGGCAAGGGTGCTGGTATCGTCGATCGTCATCTTATCTCGGCTGTTTCAGCCCAGTCTGATGACGCGGGAGTTCCGTACAATGCCACGGTGAATCTCACCATGGCCGTTCCACGGAACTCAGTCTTCTCGACAGCTGATATCCTCGACCTCGTTTCGTACGTGGTCGACTTTATCACTGACGGAGGTTTTACCGGCTCAGGTATGGCCGGTACTACCAACGCATCGGCTATCCTTCGTGGCGAGAGCTAATCACTCTCTCCGCTTGGACAGCTTATAAGGGGTACCTGTTAAGCTAAGTGACTGTCGGAGTGCTACCCAATTTGGGAACACATGATAGCCACAGCGAGGTTTACCTCGATTTCGCCTTGTCGGTACTTGATCAAGACCCGCTTGGTGCCTCTTCGCGAAAAGACCTTGACGCAGATCGGCGTACTTTATGTAACCGATTTGCGAAAGAGGGTCTATCTTTCCTAACCAAGACTCTACCGAAACTCGGTAAAGCTCTCGATCTGGGATTGGTAGAACTTCGTCTCCAAGTACCACGTGAGTTTAAAACAGCTCACAAGTGTACTAGTATACCCGCATTTCTGCAGGCGTACTTTCGACGAATCTTTTCCTGTGATGGTATGCTCTTGGAAGACGCTGACCCAGATGCTGTAAAGCATCTGCGTCAGCTTCTCTTCATGTTTTACAAGCTCGAGACTCCATATTCGGATGGGGAGGAGCAGAAAGTTATTTCTGACTTCATCGCCACTGAACTGGAACTCGAACTCGGAAGCGATGTCGAGACTTGTAGCCTTTTGGCTGCTAGTTCCTACATAGCCCGGGAGGTGCTCATGGGTTTCGACCCTACTGAGATAACTCCGAAACATGGTCCAGGAGCCGTTGCGACCGGTGAACGGCTTGAAGGCAAGTGGGTGTTTTCCCGCTTGTACTCTGCCATCCATCGTGTCTACCCCTACTACGAGTATTACCTCGTTGGCTGGGGGAAAGAGCTGATGGATCGTTTGGGGTGGTACAGGTCTTTGAATCGCCATGAAAGTGGCGTCGCAAAGGTCGTACTTGTCCCAAAAGATTCCCGAGGCCCGCGCCTTATATCTTGCGAACCATTGGAATACCAGTGGATTCAACAAGGTTTGGGACGGAAGTTGGTCGAACACCTTGAATCCTCCCGGATTACCAAGGGCCAGATTAACTTCACCGACCAATCAATTAATCGCAATTTGGCACTGAATTCATCACTCAGTGGCGAATATGCGACGATTGATTTGAAGGAGGCCTCGGATCGAGTATCAGTCGAGCTTGTTAAGAACATTTTCGCTCACAACGAACCTGTTCTAAAAGCTCTATTGGCTACTCGTACGACTGCTACACGCCTCCCTGACGGGAGGATCCAGCCCTTGGCAAAATTTGCTCCAATGGGTTCAGCTTTATGCTTTCCCGTTGAAGCTTTCTGCTTTTGGGTCATTTGTGTAGCAGCCATCATGCGCCGATTTCGGCTGCAACGCCAGGAAGTCGGGAGTCGGATCTTTGTCTATGGGGATGACATTGTTGTCCCCACGGACTGGGCTCCGACTGTGATTGCTGCACTCGAACTTGTTCGCTTAAAGGTGAACAAGCAAAAGTGCTGCATCACGGGTTCCTTTCGTGAGTCATGCGGCATGGACGCCTTTAAGGGCGTCCCCGTCACACCTACTCGTGTTAAGAAACCCTGGGTCAAGTCACGGAACGGCAGTGCCTACGCAGCATATATTTCTACTGCAAACCAAATGGCAGAGAAAGGTTATGCTATGTGTGCGAGTCTAATGTTTGAGAGACTGGAAGAGATCTATGGGTTTATCCCATTCGGTCTCCCGACATCTCCCTATCCATGTAGGCTTGTTTCATCTCATGCCAAGGCTGTTGCGTTTAATCGCCACAGGACCCGTATGCGATGGAATACTGCGCTCCAGAGAGTCGAGTTGCTTGTGAACACACTTTCGAGTGCTAAGCAAGACACCCAACTTGATGACTGGACTCGACTTCTTCGCAACGTTGTTGCGAGGCGGCTCGATGATCCGCTCCGGGTCGTCATTCCTTCGACGACCAAAATCAAAAGAAGGTGGAGACCCGTCTAGTTTCCAACTGACGGGTAGTGTTGGGGCAGCAATGCCCTGGCTAGA